TGTAATTGTCGGTTAGGTATTTTTGTTGGACCGAATAGACGGCCATAAAGGCCTACCTTTCGGTTATCAGACGAACTTGACGAACTTGGTTGCGTCTGCCATAAAGGCTGCAGCGTACCCACGAAACGCAATTGTGCGGCCCAAGGTTGCCGGTACTTCCACGCTGATAGCGCCCTTTTGCTGTTCGTAGAACTCGAAACCTGCGGCAGGTCCTGCAGCGTGGCCCATGAACGAACCCGGTGCGTGTTTGTCAACAACCAACACCAACCCAAGCGGGTTGCCATTCCATGTTGTTGCAGCGGCGTTACCGGCAGCGTTTTGACCCATAAGGTTAGGTGCACCCGTGTACGGGAATACCGGACGGTCTTGATTATCCACGCTTGACGCAAGAGCCTGCCAACTTGCCGGGGTAACAACCATATGCGTAGGCAAGTAGTTAGACGTTTCCGAAATTTGGCGGGCGCCGTTGTAAATTGCTGCAACCCAATCGGCACCTACTGCGGTGTCGGCCACGCTTGCGGTTTGTGTAATTGCTGCATGACAAGTGTCAACGGCGTAATTATTTGTCGCCTGACCGTAAGCGATAGCCAACTGGTTGAGAATAATGTCAATGCTTGACGGGTCACTCCAATCAAGGTCTTGTTCGGAGACGGTAACAAACGTTCCAAAACTTAGTTTTGAAATATCGTTGTTGGACACTACAACGGTTGACGCGTTGAGTTGGTCAAACTGTGCAGCCTGTTGCGTTACTACCGGGCGGGTAGTAATTTTTGGACGGCGGAAAGTTGCGCCTGCGGTTGGCATTGCGCGTGTACCAATAGCCGAAACAAACGGACGAATTGGGTTAAGCCCGTCAAATACGCTGCCGGTAATAATTTCTGGCAAAATACCCGGTGTGTTTTCGGTGTTAATAAAAGGCGCTGTGCCTGGTGCCGCTTCGATACGTGCTGCGTTAATGTTTGCGTTTAGTTGTGCAAAATCTGCACCGCCGCGAACATAACTAGCAATATATTCCGACGTTGACGGCAAACGCAATTTACGCGGTTGGGCGTAAATGCTTTGTACTGTTGAAGCCTCAACTACTGCCGGTGTTTCTACTGGGTTTGACATTTCGGTTAACTCCTCTTTCGTGTCCTGTTCACTATTTAACTCTATTTCGTTTTCGTTTTGGTGGATACTTGCGGCCACCCGTTCTACCTTTGCAGCCTCGAAAGCGCCATACGGCAAAAGGCTTAATTCCTGCCACTCCGCTTTAGTAACAATCATGGTGCCGGCCTCATCAAAAGTAAATTCAACGGGTACCGCGCCAACGCTTAGGCTGTCTAAAACGCCGTCCATGGCTAGTTGTAGGCTTTCATTGCCTAGGGCCGTTTCACTAATTTTTGCTTCAAACATTACAAAGTTATCTACCTCTGTACGTTCGGTGACGACGCCAATGGGCATTTCGGAATTGTGGTAGAGGTACATTTTTGGCTTTTTGCCTTCCAATGGCAACGAGCCTTTTTCAAAGCGGACCGTTTGGCCGTCTGAAACTACGGCGTCAACGCCATATTCGAGGGCGACGCCGGCAAGGGTTCTACGTGGCAGCGCGTCGCCTTGCGCGGCGTCAATCTTTAAATCTTGTGGGGTTAATCTAAGCATTTGTTTCCCTCAACTGTTCCGGGGTTTCTTGCACTTCAACATTGGTGTTGTATTCGTTGGCTAGGTAACTTTCAATGTCAAACATTACACCTGTACCCCGTGGCAAAATGTTATCTGCGCTTAGGGTTTCTTGTATGCAATCTATATACGGTTTTACGCCAAAAGTGTAAAGGTCCCTTGACGCTTCGCTTGACGAAACATAACTGTAGTTTCCAATTGAAACGGAAACGAGGTACGCGGGGACGTTGGCAATTCGGGCAATTTCTTTTGCTTGGTATTCGGCGGCGTCAATTAAAAGCATTTTGTCCGGTGTTGCGTTGTTTGGGATTACTTCAACAAATTCGTTCACCGCACTTGTGGCCGACGCATAACGCGCGGAATCGTAGGCGGCAGCCAAATCCGATAATTCTTGCGGGCTCATGGGCTCACCGCCAACTTGGCGAAGCGTAACGGCAGGTTGCAAACTACTTGCGTTTCGGTTGCGGGCTTGTTCTAGTTTTAGCGCGGTGTCTACTGACGTTGCGCCCGTGTAAATAAGTCCCTGAATTGGGCTTAAAAACTGCACGCAATCTTCCCAACGAATTGGTAAACCTTGAAACAAAATTTGTTTAGACGGACCAAACCAAACGCCAGTGCCTTGGGCTTGGTCTTGTGTTGTAACAATTGCAGCGGGCAAACGTGTAAATGCCGAAGGGTAGCCCGAAGCGTCGCGTTCGGTTATATACCAAAAAGCACGGCCGTAAAAAAATAAATCGTCAAAAGTCCACGACAAAATAAAGTTGTTTGTTACGCCTTTGTCAATTCGACGCAACCAACTACGTGGCGCTTCGGGGACCTTTTCCATTTCGTCGCCGTTCCACATAGTTTTATACATAACCAATGGAAGGCAACCAATTAGCGAAGCCATAAGGTCCCTTGACCTTGAAATAGTTGGGACCTGCATAAAACGGCTACGTTGCACCCCGTCGGAATACGCAAAAAAGTTGCCAATTTGTGACGCGCCCGCATTGCTACCGGCAGCGGCTTTAACAACCTTTTGGTTCGGGTTTCTTGGTAAAAATTGCCATAGTTTTATTGTGTCACAATCTTACGCTTTTAGGTGGCACTAGCCGGCGCCGTGCTATCCCCGACGGAAAGCAAGCCGACTAATGCCAAAATGACTTTAGCGGTTGGCCGTAACAATTACGGGTTTCCCAAGTAGTTGTGGGCGTGACGCTAGGGCCGCTGCCCAAATCATGCACCGGCACGCTTCAATTGGTCCGGGGCTTCGGGTGCTTGAAACGGCAATGCTTCCTTGGTGTTTTATTAGAACGGCCCGCTCGACGTGACTATTTAACAAGTTTTCGTTGTTGTGCATTATGCGGTTTTCTAAAATCATTGCCCTAACGGCGCTAGTCCATTTCAACAATTCTTTGTACCCAACGATTGTGCGGCGTCTTTCGTGTTGGGGCGGGCAATGGTTTTCTAGGCCCGGCTCCATGGCCAAACGCAAGCCGGGGTTTTCTGCTATTTCGGTTTCAACCCGTGCCCATAGTTCGGCAACGGTTCGCGCCACAAACGCTATTTTGACGTGCGTTTTGTTGCCTACTTGGACGGCCCTAACCGCGGTATAGGTGCTTGCGTCTAACGCTATTTCTACGGCTAACACCCCGCCGGGTGGCGCTACTTGATCCGTTGCTAAGGCTTCAAACACGCCACTTTCTAGCCATGACGTTGTGCTTGCTTGCCATAAATTTACGGAAGCGCGTAAAAACGCATTTCGGTTTGGGCTTTCGGCTTCGGCTTCAATTGTTTTTAAGTCAAGGGTGTAACCAAGTGCCGGGTTGGCATAGGCCCATGCTTCGGGGGTCATTGGGTCCAAGTTTGACGGCGGGCTGTATTCGGCAAAGTAAAGGCTTGTTTGTTCCCCGCTGTCTATTGCGCGAAGGCCTTGGTCACGCCACCTAAGCATGGCCGTACTTTCCTGCGTGCCCGCTGTTGACGTCATAAGCAAACTTGGGTTTTTCTTTGCGCGCTGGGTGTACAAAAGCCCTTCTTCCAATGCCTGTTGGCTAATGTCAAAAACTTCGTCGGCAATAATTAAGTCACAACTGTAACCGTGCCCCGCTGCAGGGGTAGCGGCTCGAATATGCCACGTTGACCCGTCGGGCATAATCAGTTTTTGCCGGCCATATGACCAACTAATTTCGGCGCCGAAACGGTCGCGCAAAATTGGTGCAAAGTAAGTAAAGAAAGCGGTTGCAAGGTCAAGTTTGTGCGCGGTAGTAATAACCGTTACGGGGCGCCCGCGCTCTTTTCCCTGCGTACTTAAATACCAACCAAGGTAAGCGGCGTTCATAGTTGTTTTGCCACACTGACGCGCAACCGAAACCAAGTTAACCCGGTGCAACCAATCGCCGTTTTCGTTTCGCGCTGTAATGCCGGCCAAAATTAGCGAAACAATGCTTGGCAACGAAAGTTTGCAGTTGGCAATGGACGGGGTTTTAGACAGTTTGAGCGTTGGCGCCGTGCCTATTGAATTTAGTTTTGACGAAGCGGGCACCATGATTGTTACTAAGGCCGAGTGGCAGGAATTGTCGCTTTTGCCTTACGGCGCTTTTGAGGCTGCCAAGGTTGAACGGGTGGCCGCCAGTATCCACCAAAACGACCCCGAAGTAGAGTTAAATGAAGAACAAGACCAAGAAAAGGAAGTAACCGATATGTCTAACCCAGTAGAAACCCCTGCAGTAGTTGAGGCTTCAACCGTGCAAGCAATTTATGCACAGCCACGCAAATTGCGTTTGCCTTCAACGTCGGAATATATTGCTAGTTATGTGCGCGGTGGTGCAGATTTTGCACAACTAAACGCAAACATTGCACAGGCTCGAATTGAAGCAGCGCCGGGAACAGCGCCTTTTATTAACACCGAAAGTACGCCCGGAATTTTACCAGAAATCATCACCGGCAGTGTCTACGATTCGCTAAACCCAATCAGGCCGTTTGTCAGTGCAATTGGCACTAGGGCCATGCCTTCGGCAGGCGCAACTTTCCGTCGCCCAAAAATTACTACGCGCCCAGTAGTAACACAACAGGCCGCACAGTTTGACCAACTAAACGCGTCAACAGTTGTAGTTTCTAACAACGACATTACAAAACTAAGTTTTGGAACGTTTGTCACCGTGTCCGAACAAGACCTTGATTGGTCCGACCCTTCGTCAATTGACATCATTTTGAATCAGTTGGCAATTGCTTACGGTCAGGCAACCGACAACTACGCGGTAGACACTTGCCACGCAGCAATCACACAAACCGCAAGCGTTGCCGACACCTCAGTTGGCGCCGATTGGGTTGCAGCAATCTACGACGGTGCACGTCAAATTTCGGAAACTTCCAACTACTTGCCAACGCATATGGTTGTTACACCTGCTAGTTGGGCTGCATTGTCAAGTTCAGTAGATGACGCAAACCGCCCAGTGTTCCCATACACGGGTGCGCCTAACCTCATGGGTCAAAACGCTGCAGGTAACGCCGCTGCAACAACATGGAACGGCAACCCGCTTGGGTTGGTGTTGGTTGTTGACAAGCACGCACCGGGTTCGTTCATGGGCCACGCTGCAGGACCTGCCGCAGGCTTCGAGTTCTACGAACAGCAAAAGGGCGCTATCAGCGTTGAAGTACCGGCAACCTTGGGCCGCACAATTGCGTTCCGTGGTTACGCTGCAGCCTTCATGGCAGACGCAACCAAGTTCGTCAAGTTCGTCTGATAACCGAAAGGTAGGCCTTTATGGCCGTCTATTCGGTCCAACAAAAATACCTAACCGACAATTACGCGGTTGTTGTATTACTAACTAACGCCGACCCTTTAGAGGTTGGTCAGTCGGTAACTATTGCAGGGGTTGACGCAACCTTTAACGGCACTTACACCGTTTTTGCTTTGCCCCAGTTCTATTTTACGGGCGTAGATGACCAAGGCTTTTTTCATTACGACATTGAAGCCCCAATTGCCAATCAGGTGTTGTTTGCAAAGACAGCCAACAACGTGGACATTGTGCCCGCAACCGGCACGGTCACTACAACCCCAACGTGTACTTGGGTTACAACCGACGCACAAATTGAGGATTGGTTAGGAATAGGGACGGCAACAGCCGCGGACCAAACTTTTATTACACAATGCAGAAATGCTGCAAATGAGTTTGCTTACAGGCGTAGGCGCGAAGCGGGCTACCGCAACGAAAGCCTTACAACGGTGCCCAACGCTTCGGTGCTACTTGGAACTATTGCTTACGCAGGTTTTTTGTACCGGCAACGCGGTGCCGTAACAGACTTTGCAGGTTTTGACGGTTTAGCAGCGGGTGGAAGCATGGGCCTTAGCCCAATGATTAAACAATTATTGGGCATTGACCGCCCCGCGGTTGCGTAATGCCTGTTGCATACACCGACCTATTTAACACGGCCTTAGATGACCTTACAGCCACGTTACAGACCGTTACGGGCCTGCAGGTAGTCAACGACCCTCGAAACCTTGTGCCGCCTTGTGCGTTTATTGACGCCCCTAGTTTTATTGCGTTTAACTACAACATTGTAAAAATTAGTTTTCCAGTGCGCCTTATAACCCTTGGACCGGGCAACCTTGACGCCCAACGGTCCCTTATGGATTTGGCTGCCAAGGTATTAGGCGCAAACGTGGCAGTAGTGGACGGACGCCCAACCATTGCCGTAATCGGCGGAAGCGAATTAGCCGCCTATGATTTGACAATTGAAATGCAAGCCCAAACAAGTTAGGTGCCTATGTTTATTATTAAAAGCCCCCGCGTAGGTGTAGTTGGCACCGAATACGTGCCCGCACCCGGCATACAAATAGCAGGCCTAATTTGGGGCGGGTTTATAGTCGAAATTACAGACGAAGTAACCGAGGAAGTATCCACACCCGCACCGAAAAAAGGTGCTAAAAATAAGAAAGCAACGAAAGAGGATTAAACACCATGGCAACAAGCACTTACCTTTCTAACCCGGTAGTAACCGTTAACAGCGTTTCGCTAACCGACCAATGCACCGCGGCAACTTTTACGCACCGTTTTGACCAGTTGGAAAATACGACGTTTGGCAAAACAAACCGCAGTTACCAAGCGGGATTGAACAACAGCGAAGTGACCTTGACCCTTTACCAATCATACGAAGCAAGCGAAACGTACCAAACACTTTCAGCGCTAGTGGGCACAACCACCGTTGTTACGGTTGCAGACAGCGCCGGCGGTGACGTGTTCACACTAACCGGGGCATACCTAACCGAAATGCCAGTGATTAACGCAACCTTGGGCGAACTTAGCACCATTGACATAACCTTTGTTGGCGGCGCTTACACCGTTGTATAATTAGTGCCGAACAATCGGCCCGACACGAAAGAGGCAAGCAATGCAATTAACCCTTCAAGTAACTAACCATGAAGGCACGCACCAAGTAAACACAAACTTGTTTACCATTGTGTTATGGGAACGCCGTTTTAAACGCAAAGCGGCCGACATGGCAAACGGTATCGGCGTTGAGGATTTGCTTTTCCTTGCATGGGAAGCAAGCAAACAAGCCAAAATTGTTGTGCCTTCCGAATTTGATATTTATTGCAAACAAATTACCAACGTTGAGGTAATAGACCAAGAGGCCCCAAACCCTACCCAAGCGGCACCTACCGACGGCAACTAGCCGAACTGTTAGTTGCAACAGGGTGGGCGCCGCATTGGTATTCGCAAATGTTTGACACGCAGGACTTGCTTACAGTCACTAAAGTACTTGGTGAACGAAACAAAAGGTAAGCGACATGGCCCAACAGGTTTTGCAAGTCCAAGGTATCCAAGAGGCCTTAGCCGAACTAAACAAAATAGACCCCAAGTACCGGCGCCAAGTCACCAAACGCATTAAAAACAGCGGTCAAATAATCATTAACGAAGCCCGCAGCATGGTGGCCAGTTTTGATAACAGCAAGGGAAACGGCGCCCCGCTTTCCGGCATGATTCGCGGCAACCTAGTTAAAGGCCGCGAAACCTCATGGCGTACCGACCAAGTTCAAAAGGGCTACAAAATTAAAGTTGGCGCCCGCGCAACCCGTGAACGTTACGTTGACTTCAACAAGGGCGGTTACACCGAACAAGTTGTGTTTGGCTCGAAGCCGTACAAACTTATGGTTGTGCAATCTACCGACGCTGCAGGCGTAATCTATGACCACGCAGGGCGCAACACTTCCGGGCTATTTGTCACCAACCTTACAAAAGAGGAAGGCGGCCAACCCCGCGTTATTGACACAGCCGTAGAAAAAAACAAACCTGCCGTACAAAAAGACGTTGAACTAGTAATTGACGACGTGGAAAAAATGACCAACCGCAACCTTAAAAGGCGTACCCGCTAATGGCTATAAATATTCCAATTATTACAACGTTTAGCGACGCCGGCATTGGCGCGGCCGAAAAGGTATTTAAAAAGTTTGGCAAGACAGGTGCGCTTGTTGGCGCTGCCGTTACCGCCGCGTTTGGTGCCGCTGCCGTTGGTATTACTAAAGCGTTACAGGCTGCAGCCGAGGACCAAAAAAGCGTTGCCTTATTAGACAAACAACTTCGTAACAGCGTTGGCGCAACAAAAGCAATGGTTGGGGCGACCGAACAATTCATTAGCAAAATGCAATT